ACGCAAGATATTGCTCGTTGGGCGTGGATGATTGGGTTTATTGCGGTTATAAGCATTGCTGTTTATGAAGTTATTCAAGCGCATCAAGTAAGCCTTACAGAACTAGCTGAAGCATTAGGTATTGTATCTGGTGCTGGCGGTGCTAGTGTAATGATGAAAAAAGACACTGAGCCACAATAATGTTTCCATTATCCATAGGCACGTATGTCAAAATTATCGTTGGTGCTCTCATTATATTCGGTAGCTGGTATAACGGTTATAGCATTGGGTATGGCAAGCTTACAACATATAAGCTGGAGCAAGAAACAGCCACCAGAACCAAAGAAGCAGCCCAACAAGCAGCCACCGACCAAATAAGGAAAGACAAAGATGCTCAAATCAATGCTATTAATAATCAGCTTGCTACTGCTCTTATCGAGTTGCGCAACCGCCCCAGCAGAACCCAAATTACCAACAATGGACAAAGTGGAACTGGGTTGTCCCTTTCTGCCGAGGATAGCACTTTTCTTGAATGGGAAGCTGCCAGAGCAGACAAACTGCGGACAGCCTTAGAAGCTTGTTACAAACAATACGATATGGTGTCTAAATGACATACGACCAACTAGATGCATTAGGTATAGACCAAAAATGGTACAAACCATTGATGGACACATTCATCAAATACAATATTTCTACCACCCAAAGACAGGCTTGTTTTATAGGACAGTGCCAACATGAATCCGAAAATTTTACGAAGCTCGAAGAAGGACTTAATTACTCAGCTAGTAGACTTATGGCTGTTTGGCCCAGTAGATTTCCTAGTTTGGATGTGGCTAATCAATATGCGAATAATCCTCAAAAATTAGCCAACAAAATATATTCTGGGCGCATGGGCAATGGCGATGAGGAATCTGGTGAGGGTTACGCCTACAGAGGAAGAGGTCTTATACAAATGACTGGGAAGGAAACGTATGCAAACTGCGGATCTGGTTTGGGTATGGATTTTATTGGGGATCCTGATAGGTTACTTGATCCTCAATATGCGGCTCTAAGTGCTGGCTGGTTCTGGAACAAAAAAGGTTTAAATGACTTGGCAGATACTGGCGATTACGAGACAATGACTAAACGTATCAATGGTGGAACTTTAGGGTTAGATGACCGTAAAGCCAAAATAGCGAAAGCTAGAGAAATATTAGGTTAATCATGCCATTACAAAAACTAGCACTAAAGCCAGGACTGAACCGTGAAGGTACTATTTACTCCAATGAGGGTGGCTGGTATGACGGTGATAAGGTGCGGTTTCGTTCTGGTTTAGCAGAAAAGATTGGTGGTTGGACCCAAGTATCACCTAATACAATTAACGGTATATGCCGTTCTATTTGGGTATGGTCAGATCAAGACCTTGGCGCTGGTAATGTCTATTATGGTTTAGGTACTAACTCAAAATACTATATTTACTCAGGCGGTACTTATTACGATATTACTCCAATTATACAAACAGATACTATAACGTCTGTTGCTGGAACTATCTCAACAGTAAGCGGTAGCCCAGTAGTGACTATTACTGATACTTCTTACTCACCTTCGGTGGGTGATTATGTTTTAATTACTTCTACAACTGCAGTTAACGGAGTTCAATTTGCTGGTGGCGATTATCAAGTAACCAGTATTCCAGCAACTAATCAATTTACAGTTAATTTTGCTACCAATGCTTCTGGAACAGGCTCTGGTACAGGTGGAACAGTTACTCTTGCCTATGAATATCCATCAGGTCTAAACGTCTATTCTATTGGTACAGGATGGGGCGCTGGTCCTTGGGGTCGTGGCACTTGGGGTTCATCATATTCCGCAGGTATTGGTGAGCAGTTACGTCTTTGGTCTAACGATAACTTTGGTGCTGACCTTGTGTTAGCTCCTCGTAATGGTCCTGTTTTTTACTGGCAAGATAGTGGTGGAGATAGTGCTCGTGCTCAATATTTAAGCAGCCTTGCAAATGCTACAACCTTACTTACTGATGCTTCTACATTTAGTTCTGGCGCAACGTCAATTACCGTAACTTCAACTAATGCACCTTATATTTATCCGTTAATGGTGATTACAGGAATAGGTATCCCAGCAGGAACTCAAGTAGCTGCAAACTATATAACAGGCGCAACTACTGTACCGATTACTAAAACCACTACTTTAAATAGCTCAGGTAATTATAGTTTTTCTTATTCTGGTGGTTATATACCTACTCAGACTTACCAAGTTATTTCGTCTGAAGTTCAAGAATTTATTATTTGTTTTGGTGCTAACCCCTATACTCCTGGTGCTCCGACTAGCACATTAAATGGTGAATTAGTTAGTAACTCTGGATTTAACCCTATGTTAGTGCGTTGGTCAGACCAAGCTAATGCATATCAATGGGTTCCCCAATTAACTAATCAATCTGGTGAATACGCCTTGTCTAACGGCTCATTCATTATGGGTGCTCGTGCCACCCGCCAAGAGATTCTAGTTTGGACTGATTCTGCCCTTTATTCAATGCAGTATATTGGCGCTCCTTATGTATGGGGTTTCCAAATGCTCATGGATAACATATCTGTTATATCTCCTAACTGCATGATTACGGTTAATAACGTAACGTACTGGATGGGCAAAGACCGTTTCTATATGTATAACGGTACAGTACAAACCTTGCCTTGCTCATTAAAACAATACATTTTTGAAGATATCAATCAAGATCAGTCTTATCAAGTCGTATGTGGTGCTAACGAAGGTTTTAACGAAGTCTGGTGGTTTTATGTTAGCCAGTCTAGCGGTAACACAACGGTAGATAAATACGTTATTTATAATTATTTAGACCAAGTTTGGTATTACGGCACTATGCCTAGAACTGCTTGGTATCAAACAGGTATTGTTCAATATCCAATATCTTCTACTTATGCTACAAATGCAATATGCACTGGCTCCATTTCTGGTTCAACTTTAACAGTTACTTCTGTTACGGTAGGTTCTTTAGCGGTAGGTCAAATACTTGCTGGAAGTGGAATTGCAGTTGGCACTACGATAACTGCGCTTGGTTCAGGGTCAGGTGGCGTTGGTACTTATACAGTCAATTTGCCTCAAATAACAGCTTCAACTACTATTACTACTACAAATGGCAATAGTATTTTGTTATACCAAGAAAATGGTAACGATGACCTTTCAACGGCAGCTACCCTACCAATTAATGCTTATATTCAATCTTCAGACTTTGAAATATCCCCACAAGATTCTGGACAGCATTTTGGCTTTGTCTGGCGTATGTTGCCAGATATTAACTTTAATAGTTCAACAACTAATCAGCCATCGGTAACGATGCAGTTAATACCTCGGCAAAACTCAGGCACTGATTACAATACGGCTGTAGATAAGCCACAGGTTTTAAGTTCACAAAACTTTACTAATATCCCTGCTTATACGGTCAATCAATTTACAGGTCAGGTCTACACACGGGTTCGTGGTCGTCAGATGGCTATTCGGATTGAATCAACAGGAGTAGGTGTAGCTTGGCAAATTGGTATTCCACGCTACGATGTCAGACCTGATGGCAGAAGGTGACCTATGACAATTCCAACCTACTTTAACTATAACGGTACACCGTTAAACCCAGCGCCACCAAACCTACCAGTATCTGCTCCTAATAACTACACGCCTCAATTTGAAAACCAAATATTAAGCCAGCTACGTCTGTACTTTAACCAGCTAAATAACTATACCCAAGCCACAGCTACACCAGATTACGGAACAAAAACCCAAAGACCGACTGCTAATCAACAAATTGGTCAGTTTTACTTTGATACCACTCTGGGATATCCTATATGGTGGAACGGTACTAAATGGGTAAATGCTAGTGGAACGGTAGTTTAAATGTTAAACTTATCTCCAAATAACTTTAAAGGCTCATATGGGTTTTTTCGGTGGACTTGCTAATGTAGCTGGGCTACAAATGGCTAATATTGAAGCTAATCCCGAACAGGCTGCTGTTGGTGCAAACACGCCTGAGTCTACCTATGTTATGAATAAAACCGTGGCTCCAACTCTTAATAAACATTACACGCCTACAGTCAATATGATGGGCGGTGCTACACAAGGTGAAATGCAGCAAAACGCTGCACAGGGATACAGTAATACAGGTCCAATGGCAGCTAATGCAGTAGGTGATGCAGTTGCAGAGTATATGACTGCTGGTGCTGCAACCCCATTAATTGTAGGACAGGCAGCAGCTGATCGGTATGCAGCCCAAAATCCACGTTCTGCTTTTGCACAGCAATATGCTGGACTAATGGCTAACCCTAATGTCAATGCTGGTGTAAATGCCCAAAATGCTGATATTAATTTAGCAAATGGCGTTAATAAAGGGTACTCAATGAGTTCTTACAATAATGGTGGTTTAACCGCAGCTGCAAAGCATTTGCAAGCTAAAGGCCGTGGTCAAGATACACATCTGGTCCATATGACTGCTGTCGAACTAAACGCTATGCAAAAATTGGCAGAAAAGCATGGTGGTTCATTAACCGTTAACCCACATACGGGTTTACCCGAAGCTGGCTTTTTAAGTTCAGTATTGCCTCTGGCTTTAGGAGCAGTAGCAGCTGCAACAGGTCAAGAATGGGCTGTTCCCCTTGCTATGGCTATGTCTGCTGGTGGAGAGTATGCCTATACAGGAAGCCTTACTCAAGGTCTTATGGCTGGTTTAAGTGCTTGGGGTGGTGCTGGTTTAACTTCAGGCATTATGGGTTTAGGTGCCGATACTTTAGATGCATCTGCTGGATTAACCAATGCAGGGGCAGAAAGCGTACCAACAGTAAGTTCTGCTGGAGTAACTACATCTCCAGGAACGGAAGCATTTCAAGCTGCTCAAAGCAATTTAGGACCAGAAGCAGAAGGCATGACAGCCAATCAAGTTGCCAATGCAAACGTATTGCCAAGCACTCCAAATGCTCCAGGTCCATCAAGCATGGATTTATTAGGAAAAGGGTTAACTTCTGGCAATTTAGGATCCTATGCTATGGATCATTTAGGTCAAGTAGCTGCCGTTGGTGTGCCACTATTATCTGGTGCTACTAGTTTATTTAAACAACCTACAGTTCCTACAGCAACCAATACAAGCACCAATCCTTTTGGGATGAAAACTATTCCAAAAGATGCTAATGGCAATCCTATTTTTAACGCTTCTATTCCAGCAGTTCCAAACCCACACTATCAGGCTAGCTATCCTAACTATGTACAGAATCCATATCAGCCTACTATGGCTGCCTCTGGAGGCTTAATGGATATCCCTAAGTATTCTGGTGCTGATTACGGCAGTATGGTCACTGGTGCTAATGAAATGCAACAAGGGTTGGCTCAAGCTACTAGCCCACAGCAGTTATCAGAATTACAAAAAGAACTCATTGCTGCAGGGCAAGAAAATTCAAAAAATGGCGTATACCATCTTAGCGATATTGAATATGCCAAGAAGACTTTTCCTGCTTTAATGAAAGCGAATAAGGTTGCGGTAGCAAAAGGGCTACAACCAGTAGGTCAGTTAGGTGACTACGAAACAACCCCAGCTGCAGCAATAGCTCAAGCTGACATTGATGAAGCTGCACAACAGAAGACTTCTGCCAAAGAAGGTGGATTAATGGGATATGCTGCTGGCGGAGATATTCCTACTTATCGCCAGCCAGCTTCTGGCATGGGCGCTGGTGGTGATTTTAAGCCCACTGGCGGTATGTTAAGCAATGCTTTAGTTGGCTTTCAAAATAGTTCAATTCCTAATATATTTAATCAAGGAACAATTCAAGGTCACATTTACCATCCACAATATCAAAATTACGCACAACAACAATATCAACCGCAAGCTTCTGGTGGTATTCCAATGCCAACTAGACCAGCTTCTGTTTCTGCACAAGGTTACAAAATTGATCCATTATTAATGCAAGGTTCTCCAGCTTATAACGCTAATCAAGCTGCACAACAGGCACAATTGCAACAAATTTTAGAGGCTACTAATGGCATGGCATCTGGTGGAGTTACTGATGGTCATTTAGGATCATTCTCAGACGGTGGTCGTTTGCTCAAAGGTCCAGGTGACGGAGTAAGCGATGGCATCCCAGCTACGATTGGCGGTAAACAACCAGCACGACTAGCTGATGGTGAGTTTGTTATTCCAGCTAGAATTGTTTCAGAGTTAGGTAATGGTAGTACTGATGCAGGTGCAAAACGCCTGTATGCCATGATGGACAGAATTAAACACGCAAGAAAAAAAGCCAAAGACATTGCAGCCGATACGAAAGCATATAAATACTTACCAGCATGACAACATTAATTTATGAAGACGTAGATGCGTTTAAATTTTTACCAGAACTTGAAAAAATTTTGCCTCTACACTATGAGGAATTAAGTGTAACAAAAGAATATGAATTAGAGCCAGACTATGATGCATATAAAAGACTGGCAAACAATGGAGTTTTAAGAACAATTACTTGTAGAGCAGATGATGAATTGATTGGATACATTATTTTTACTGTTCATCCGCATTTTCACTATAAGTCTTGTATGACAGCATTTGAAGATATATATTTTGTGAAAAAAGAATATCGTAAAGGAAGAGTAGGAATTAGGCTTTTTCAATACGCAGAACAAGTATTAAAAGAGCGTGGTGTAAATAGAATTATTTTGAGTACTAAGGTTCATTTAGACAATTCGAGGTTATTTGAATATTTAGGATACAAACATACGGATAAAACATTTTCTAAAATGTTAGGATAGGTTATGAGTTTTTTAAGATGGAAACAAAAATTATTGCCTTTAGGCAACCCACAGACCAGCTCTCCTAGCTCTGGTGGAGGTGGTCCGACCAATACAACCGTAACCAATACCAATATTCCTGACTATGCACAGCCATATGTCAGCAATATGCTTAATGCTGCACAGGCTCAGATTTATACCCCAGATATGACTGGGTTTAATCCATATACACCTTACAGCACCAATCCTTCTGATTATGTAGCTGGCTTTAGCCCTTTACAACAGCAAGCTCAGTCTACTGCTGCCAATATGCAAGTGCCAGGACAATACAATACAGCTACAAATTTAGCTGGTACTGCTGGTATGGGAGTATTAGGTACTACAGGACAGGCTGGAATGTATGGCAGGATGGGCAACATGGCTGGTCAACAAGGATCTCAGTTATCCAATATGTATGGTGGCATGGGTACTAATGCTGGCATGAACGCTGCTGGACAATCATCTATGTATGGTGGTTTGGCTGCTAACCAAGGTCAGCAAGGCGCAAATATTGGTCAGTCATTAGGACAAATGTCCACAAATCCTAATGCAGTGGGCGCTTATATGAACCCATATTTGCAACAATCTTTAGCCCCACAATTACAATTAGCTAATCAACAGTATGGCATTGCTGGTACACAAATGGCTGGGCAAGCTACTGGTGCTGGTGCTTTTGGCGGATCAAGAAATGCTTTGCAACAAAGTTTAAATCAACAAAATCAAATGTTGGCTAATAATCAAATTATTGGTCAGGGTTACAACACAGCATTTAACAATGCCCAAACTCAGATGAACGCTGCTAATCAAGCTGCTTTGTCTGGTAATGCACAAGCCCTGCAAGGTTACAACACAGGATTACAAGGTGCTGGTCAGGCTGGCTCTCAGGCAATGCAAGGTATTGGTCTTGGACTACAAGGTGCAAATCAAGGTGCTAATCTAGGTATTGCTGGAGCACAAGCAGGTCTTTCTGGAGTTGGTGCTCAACAAGCTGGATATGCGCAAGCTGGCACACAAGCTTCTAACTTGGCAAATATTGGCACTCAACAATTAGCTGCACAACAGGGCATTATTAGCACTCAAGCACAACAAGGTTCTACAGAACAGCAAAATCAACAAAACATCATTAACCAAGCGGTTCAGAATTACGCTACGGCCCAGCAGTATCCATATATGCAATTGGGTCAGCTCAATGCGATGCTCCGTGGTTTGCCTATGCAACAGTCTTCTACCTCGATGTATCAGGCTGCCCCAAGTACCGTATCCCAATTAAGTGGTCTAGGTATCGCTGGATTGGGTGCTTCTTCTTTAATGAAAGCAGCAGGATCTAAACGAGGCGGTAAGATTACCACCAAGAAAATGGCTGTAGGTGGTGCTATTCCTATGGACATGATGAGCGACCAACAATTAGGTCAGGTTCAACAGAATCCTACTTCTAGCCCAATGGCAAAGATGAACGCTCAAGGATTGGAGCAATTACATGGTTATATACACAATAACCCACAAGCTGGTCAAATGATTCAGCAAGGTATGCCACCTGCACAGCAGATGGCACAAGCACCACAAGATCGTTCAGGCGTAGCTTCAATTGCTACTCCTCCACAAATGACTCAAATGGCTGGTGGTGGCATTATTGCGTTTGCTGATGAAGGAGAAGTAAAAGACCCAGCTATTCCACGAACCAAATCTGGAGAATTAGACTGGGCATCTATCCTTGCTCCTCGTTTGGCTGAAGAGCAATCAGGCAAAGGTTCTGTATCTGAAGCCTATAAGCCATTGGCTAAAACAGCCCAAGAAGATATTGCACAGCAAAAAGCCATGTTAATCCCTGAATTAGCAACACGCTTTGGTCTAGGATTAATGAACTCACAAGGTGGTAGAGGCGGTTCATTACTCAATAAGACCTTGCAAGACGTAGGAGTATCAGGTTTAGGTGCTGTTCAAGGAATGACCAGCAATCTTAAAGATATCAATGCTGCTAAGAAAACCTTACAACAAGGCACTATTGAAGCTACCAAAGCTGACCAGCAACGCAGAGATCAGCTTACTGGCGTATTGGCTAACGTATATGGCACAGAACAGGCTAAGAAAATTGGTCTGGCTCAAGCAGCTGCAACCCGTCAGGCTGGTTTGGATGCTAAACAAGCTGCCCTTATTAATACTGCTTCTACTGCTTATCAAACAAACGTAGAACGAGTATTTAAAGATTTAGCAACACAAGAGAAAAACGCACTGACATTCCAGTTGCATCCAGAACAATTATGGCAACAAGCTCGTGAACAAGTTTATAACTCAATGCCTGAAGTCACTCGTAATTTGATTAACTTACAAGCACCAGTAGCACCAGCAGCACCTGTAGCAAATGTACCACCAGCAGCACCAGCAGCACCAGCAGCAAAAGTTAACCCAGCAATGCCATCAGCACCAGTAGGTCAAATGCGGTGGGATCCCACTGCAAATGGCGGTAAGGGTGCATTAGTAGCAGCACAACCAAGTTAAAATTTATGCCATCAGTCAACATACCGTATGTTGGCGTAGTTGATTTTCCTGACACGATGTCTTCTGACGAGATATCAAATGTCATTAAAACTCAAATTATGCCTAACGCCCCCCAACCAACAGTTGGGACTGAGCCACCATCGACCAAAGTTGCTGACGTATTACAAAAATCTATTTTTAGCCCTATTGATGCAATCATGCCAGGGGCTAAGATGGTGGAAGAGCCTAGCACAGCAGTCGGTTCTTTGGCTAAAGGTATTAAGTCTATGGGGGATATATATCCTGCATATCAACTTAGTGACTTATTGCCATTGCAAGAACTTCGTAAAGAAAAGTTTGGTAATAATTACGAAAAAGCTAATCCAGAAGAGAAAAAATTCTTTGCACAAGATGATGCAAAAATTAACCAACTTTTAGGCAAATTAGAAAATACAAAAGCAGATGTAAAAGCCATTGAAGCTAAATATGGAAAAGATCCATTAGCTAAAAAGATTGATGCTTTAGAGCAAAAACCAGAGTTTCAAAATGCTGGTAAATGGGAACAAACAGGTTTAGTTGGTAAAGAATACCTAAAGAACATTACTGATTTCCCTGAATACGCTATTAACGTAGGTCTTAGCAGTCTTCCACAATCTATTGCTATGGCTGTTGCAGCCAAAGTTGGTATGAAGGCTGGTCCATCAGCTGCAATGGTGGCTGGCGGTGGTTCATCTGCACTGATGGAATACGGTCAAGAGTATGTTGACCTCAGAGAACAAGGTTACACACACGAAGAAGCAAACAATAAAGCGATGGTTAAGTCTGCCGTTATTGGTATGTTTGATGCTGCTTCTTTGAAGTCTGCCAGCACCCTTGCTAAGAATCTGTTTGAAGACACCACCAAGAAAGCTTGGAAAGAAACTGTTAAAGATGTAGGCAAAGAAATACCAAAGCAAGCTGCGTTTGGTGCAGCTGGTGAAGGTTTAGGTTCTGTTGCAAGTAATCAACCAGTTAATCCTCGTGCTATGTTTGAAGAGGCTATCGGTGAATTGGCTGGTGCTCCAGCTGAAGTGGCTGCTACCTATCAAGGTAAAAGAACTGAAATTGAACAAGCTAAAGCTCCTCCTGTAGTTCCACCAGCACCTCCAGCTCCTAAAGTGGCAACACCAGAAACCGTTGCAGCTGGCTTGGTAAATGAAGCAGATTTAGAGGCTCCTGCTGCTCCACCAGTCGTTGGTGCTCCTAAAACTACTGTTGAAGAGCCAGTTAATAGAGAAGCTCAATACGTTACAAAGTATGCAATTGAAGCAATTGACAAAGGCGATCAACCACTTACAGCTCGTAATGTAAATCCTATTGCTAGAGAATTAGAAGTACCTATTGGGAAAACTGCACAAGAAACTTTTGCTGCCGTAAAACAAAAGGCACTTGAAACTGGTATTCCATTAGAAACACCAAAAATATTAGAAACTCCAGAAATTAAACCAAATGAAGTAATTGCTCCATTGGATATGGGAGATAACACTGAGTATCGTGTTGTCAAAAACGATAACGGCTGGACTGCCGTTTTAGTTGATAAAGATTCTAACCAGCTTGTAACGGCTAGAAATTTTGGTAATACCGAAGAATCAAAACAGAAAGCGATTGATTATGCGAACTCCGAACATGAAAAAGCCAAGCCCTACATTGAGCAATCCGTCAGTGAAGAAAAGCCCAGCGAAGAAATCAAGCCCAGTGAAGAAAAGCCAGCCGAACCAGCTGCCGAAGTTCCCACTGAAGAAAAGCCTGTTGCAGAAACTGAAGCAGCAGCTGAAGAAGTTGCACCAGAAACTGAGGAAAAAACTCAAGCTCAAATAAACCAAGAACGCCAAGCTGCACAAAGGGCAAAGACACCTCAAGAGAAAGCAACAGAAAAAGAGTTGCGTGGTGTAAATGCAGAAGAAGTTCCATTGCACGAATTCCATCAAGGAATTATCTATGCAATGAACAATGAAAAACCTAATCCAGCTATTGCTTCTGAAGATGCTATTAAGCTTTTGAAAGCAAATGAACTGGTTAAAGAGAATCCAAATGGCAAGTTAGAGCTATTACCAAAAGGTAATCAGTTGCTTAATAACATTCGTGAAGCTAAGAAGCCAATGGCTCCTAGCATGAGTGCTGAAGACCAAAAAGCCTTATTTGCCAAGTTTATTCCTCAAATAACTGGTGCAGAAGCTCCTATAGCAGCGCCTACTGTTGCCCCAGAGAATCTATCTCCTGAAGCGCAAGCCAAACAAGACCTAGAGGATGCATTAGCAGATCTCGCATGGCTGGCTACTAAGCCAACCCGTATGAATATGATGCCAGAGGATGAGCAACGCTTGATGCCTATCCTTACTAGGTTAATGGATGCTGCGTTCCGTATGGGCTATCACAAGTTCAAACAGGCTGCCAAGTTTGTCAGGGACATGATTCTTGAGAAGTTTGGTAAAGACGTTGCTGACAAAATCAATCTTAATCACCTACAAGGTGCTTATATTGGTATGTCTGCTAACTATCCAGAAGCCAGCTCCAAGAAAGAAGTGGTTGAAGTTGAATCTTTGGATGAGCTAGAAAAGGCTGAAGAGCCAAAAGGTACTCTTGACCTCAATACAGAAGATGGCAAGTTCCATATTGCACAAGCTATTTCTAAGCATTTCATGGGTGGTCTAGGCTTTAAAGATATCAACGAAGCCCGTAGATTCATTGCCGATTTGACTGGTCAAAAGATTGAAGCTGGCACGATGGCTGCCAAACAAGCTGATGAGGCTGTGGAAGTGGGTGTCGTATTGGCTGCCCAGAACATTGCCCATAAGAACAGAAAGCCAAGCGAAATCTATGATGGCTTGGTAAATCTATACAACCGTCAGCCTAATTTGGCTGTCAGAAGTTCTACCAGTGTTAGAGAACAGGCTTATTCCACCCCAGCTCCATTGGCTTATGTTGCATCGCAACTAGCAGGAATTACTGATAAAACAACGGTTTACGAGCCTACTGGCGGTAACGGAATGTTGTTGATAGCTTCTAACCCTAACAATGTTACGGTGAACGAACTCAATACTAGCCGTTATGAAATGCTCAAAAAGGTGCTTCCAGGTGCAAAAGTATCTAATGAAAATGCAGTTCTTAAATCCATAAATCCTGTCGATGTAGTCATTGCCAACCCTCCTTTTGGTTCTATTGGCGAAGAATTTCATGTTTATGGAAAAACCACTAGAGAAATAGATCATGCTATTTCATACAAAGCTTTAAATGATATGCCAGCTAATGGCAGAGCCGTATTGATCCTAGGCGGTGTTCGTGCTGAAGGCGAAGATGCAAGGCGTGAAGGATATCGTCAAAAAGCAAAACGAGAGTTTTATTACAACCTCTACAAAGATTACAACGTAGTTGACCATTTCTCCGTAGCTGGGGATATGTACAGTAAACAGGGAGCTTCTTACCCTGTAGATGTCATTGTTATTGATGGAAAAGGTCAGTCACAAAGAGCCTTACCAGCTGCGGAACTCCCACAGCAAATTACCTCATACGAAGAACTCAAGGAGAAGTTAAATGAACCTAGCGTGGTTTCCAGAGAAAATGTCAGCCCCACCAGAACTAACGTCAGTGAGCGTACCGCAGGGGAGCCTAAACCAGAACCAGTGGGTGAACGCCCTAGCGGACAAGGTCGTGAAGCTGGTGCTGAAGGAGAGCGACCCACAGAAGGCGGCAGACGAGGCGTGTCTGAGAATGAGCCTAGCAAACGTGGACAACCCGAACCAGCTGGGGCAGGTGTTAGTGCAGGACAACCTAGACTTGCTAACGAACCTGAACGTGGCATCAATCGAGGACCCGTTCCCAGCGAAGGTGGAGAGCAGCAACCCAGTGGCAGAAAAGGCATTGCAGGAAACGAGCCTAGCCCAGTGGGTGGACCTAGCGTTGTCTCAGGTACACGAGTCGAGTCTGGATTAAAAGACCGTAGAGGTCAGGAAACAGAAACTGGTCATCAAGTAGGTTACGAGCCTCATTCACAAGCTGCTTCTGTAGGAACGCTTGTTCCTAAAGCAATGGCAGAATCCATTGATAACTCTATTTCAGCCGTAGAGCGTGAAGTCGGTGATGTGGATGAATATGTAGCAGAAGCCCTGCACATGGATCCAGAGACCCTGCGTGAGAAGTTCTCCGCTGAACAAATTGATGCCTTGGTTTTGGCTATCCGTAATGCTGAAGCTGGCAAAGGCTTCATTATTGGAGACCAGACTGGTATTGGTAAAGGTCGTGTTGTTGCTGCGATGATCAAGTACGCCATCGAGAATGACAAAGTACCTATCTTTGTTACAGAGAAGCCAAACCTTTACTCCGACATGATCCGTGACTTGGATGATATCGGTATGACCAAAGAGTTAGGACTAGATACAGCCAAACCACGCATCTTTATCACTAACTCTAGTGAATCTATTCCTTATACCTTGCTCCGCACTGTTAATGGCGAAGTAACAGAAAACAACCTTACCCTCAAAGCTCCTAAGACTGGCAAAGCATTAGACGAGATGATGAAGGGTATGCAAGAGAAAGAAAGCCTTGGCGATTACAAGGTAATCTTTACTACCTATAGCCAGTTGCAAGCTGTTAAGAAAAACGAAACAGAACGCCAACGCTTTATTAAATCGTTTGGTCTTGGCAACTACATGATTTTTGACGAAAGTCATAACGCTGGTGGTGCTGGTGAAACCCAAGCCCGTAGCAAAGAACAAAGAGAATCCCAAAAGGAAGGCAAGAGCCTAGCCACTGGTCGTGCAGCCTTTGTCCGTGACTTGGTAGATAACGCCTTTGGTACGTTCTTCTCGTCAGCTACCTACGCTAAACGCCCTGATGTGATGGACTTGTATTCCAGCACAGACATGAAGTTAGCGGTTGATAACATCAATGAATTAGCCGATGCCATCAAGCTAGGCGGTATTCCAATGCAACAGATTGTTGCCAATATGCTGACCAAAGTCGGTCAATATATTCGCAGGGAAAGAACCTTTGCTGGTGTAAGTTATCAGACCCAAGAGACAAAGGTCGATAAGCAGACAGCTGAGAACATGGCTACCTCGATGCGTGACATCTTGGCGTTCTCCCGTTCTAAAGAAGCCGTTGTCAAAGAGATGCAAAAGGAGTTTGACAAGTCTGGCGGTAGAGCAAGTATCGAAGGTGAGAAGACCCAGATCCAAAGTGCAAACTTTGGTGCCATCATGCATAACTTGATTGACCAGATGCTTTTGTCATTAAAAGCCCAGGACTCTATCAAACACGCTGTGGAAAGCCTAAAGAATGGCGAGAAGGTCGTAATGACCGTTTCCAATACGATGGGTTCATTCTTACAAAGTTATGCTGATGAAATGGGCATCAACGTAGGTGATCCAGTCAATCTGACCTTTAAAGATCTGTATCTGCGTTACTTGGAAAAGCAACGGATGCTCAAGATCAAAGGACCGAATGGCGTACAACAATACCGTATGACCGATCAAGATCTTGGTCCAGAGCGTTTGGCAGCCTATAACCAAATTAAGACATTTATTGAAAATGCTGGTTTTGGTTCAGCTCCAATCTCCCCAATTGACTATATGCACAATGAGTTGCGTAAAGCTGGGTATAAGACAGAAGAGATTACTGGTCGTACAGTGACCCTTAACTATGAGAGTGGCACACCAATCCTTACTTCTCGTTCTGCCAATATTAAACAGCGTGTTGGTGCTGTTCGTGCATTTAACAATGGCACAGCCGATGTCATTATCCTGAACCAAGCTGGTTCTACTGGCTTGTCATTACACGCATCCTCTAGCTTTAAAGATCAACGCAAACGCCACATGATCATTGTTCAGCCTGAAAAGAACATTGATACCCATATGCAGATGCTTGGTCGTGTGCATCGTACTGGTCAAGTTGTAGCTCCAGCTTACTCACAAATGATGGCTGACATCCCAGCGGAGATGAGGCCAGCTGCGGTATTGCTCAAGAAGATGGCTTCCTTGAACGCCAATACGACAGCTTCCCGTAAGTCTGCCGTTACAGCCGAAGGTGCTGTGGACTTTATGAATGACTACGGTGGTCAGATTGCACAGGAATACTTGCGTGATAACCCAGAGGTTCACGAAGCTATTGGCGGTAAAAAGGTTGTAGATCTTATAGAAGACCCAACCGATGCTAAAGAAGATGATATCCGTAGATTGACTGGCTACATTCCTATCCTGCCAATTAAAGAACAGGAAGAAATTTATAAGGATCTGATTGATCGTTACAACGATTTAGTTGAGCGTGAGAACAGCATGGGAACCAATAAGCTCGAAGCTAAAGCTGTTGACCTTGATGCTGAGACTCTATCAGCCGTGCCTATTACCCCAGATAAAGGTGATCCATCCTTGTTTGCTCAACCAGCTTACATGGAAAAGGTAGACGTTAAACGTACTGTTAAGCCATACACCAAACAAGAAGTTCAGGAAATGGTGAGTGAGAACTTGGAAGGTGGAACACAACGCCAAAAAGTTGACAAGCTCATGGATGGTGTAAGAGAACGTGCAGCCGAATACGGTAGAAAACAAATTGAGAACCTGAAAGAAAAAGGTGCAGATGAAGTCCGTATTGATGCTGCCAAGGGTCAATTAAATCTTCAGTATCAGCACATCAAGTCTATTTTGGAAAACTATGCAGTAGGTCAGCCAATTTCTATTAAGAATAACCAAGGCATCTTTGTCTATGGTGTTGTGACTGATTTAGAAAATAAAAAGAAGACTGCTAACCCTGTTGCTGGCTCAGACTGGAAAATGCATATTGCTTTGGCTAACGGTGATGCAAAAGCCATTACGATTAACTTCTCCCAGATTGGCAGCACTTATCAATTAAACCAAGAGAATTACATTAACTGGTACAACCCAGATACCCAGCAAGCAGAGAACATTCCGTTAACTGACTTGTTTGACAAAGGTTCTAACGTCAGGCGTGAGAAACGCTGGATGGTTACAGGCAATATTTTGGCTGGATTTGCTTCTGATGCGGTAAAGAATCAGGGTCAGATTATGAGCTATACCAAAGCTGACGGCACTACTGGTCAGGGTATTCTCATGCCACGCACTTATGACTTTGAAAAGGCTGCTCGTGAAGCTCCTATCCGTCTGCGGTCAGCTGCCGATGCTATGCGGTTTATGAATGAAGTAAACGGTGTAATTACTTCTGCCGATAATGTATTGCGGATTACCAAGTCTAGCTATGGCAACCAGTATCAATTCAATGTCCCAAGCTCTAAGAAAGAAGGCGGTACATACTTCCTAGACCGAGGTTTGACTGATATTACTAGTGACTTCTATAAGTCTGGCAACACTATGTATGCCAGAGGTAATGAGCAACAGGCTGCCAAAGCGATTGACTTTATCCTGAATGAGCGTGGTGACACTCTGATTGCCTCTAGTCCTAGAGACAAAGCCAGAGAGATGTTTGCTCCACCCAAAGCGACTGTTACTCCAAGCGTGATGTATCAGCCAAAAGTTCCTCCTGTTTATATGATTACAGATAACCCAGGTGGAAATTGGCTAGAACACAAACGTCAATTATCTAGGGAAGATGGCAGAAAATCATATGGCGTTCCATATAGATTTGGTTCTGCAACAGCTTATTTCAGAACAAAAGAGGGTGTAACAAACTCACCAGTTCGCAAAATGCTTGTTCCAGTTGATGTTCTTGCAAAAATGCAAGGTATAAATGATGAGCAACGCAATGTAAGAGTTGCAGATTTGAAATCCTTAATGGATTACATGGGCGAGAAAAACCATTTGCCATTTGAGAAAGATGGTAAAACCCATTACACCCCATATATCAATGTTTACCAAGATGGCACTCCTTATGTAAATGAAGGAAACCATCGAATCATGGCAGCAAAAGAGCTAGGCTTTAAATACTTGCCAGTTGCTATTGATTATTACAACGGTGCTGAATCAGAGAACGGTATTTTAAGTCCTGCTAAAGCTATTGAATATGACCGTAAAGCCCATGAAGATGGATTTACTTTAACCAATTACGCTCATATTCCAAAGCTAAATCCAAGCGTGATTCCTAAAAATCTAAGAGAGCAAATTGCCCAGATTCACAAAGCTAAAACAGATGAGTTGGCTCGTGTAAGGCGTGGCATTACCAAGATTAAGCGTGAAGTCATCAAAGGCGAGACCACAATCAATACTCAGCGTGAGTTAACTTACCTTGATCAGCTTGCTAAAGAGTTGGCAGCCGACAAGAAGATGACTGCTGAGAAGAAGATTACGCCTGAAGCGTTTATGGCTCGTGCCCTTAACGAATACAACAAAGGCAATATCAGCAAGGATGTCTTAGACGTTATCCAATACATCTACAGACAATCCCCAGCTATCCTGACTGGTCTACGCTTATCCGTTAAGCAAGCCCCACAGAACGCAGCCTACACAGCTGCTGGCGTATTTAATAATCTAGAGCGTATCGTCAGGCTATACAAGGAATCAGGAGCTGTTAATCCTGGCACTATTCGACATGAGTTGATGCATACACTTGAGCAGATGATGGATCCACAGACCCAGCAAGCAATTGTTGAATCTTGGAGAGCAGCCCTTGAGAAAGCCATCAAGAAGAACACTGATGAAGTGTCTCAAAAGTATTTCATGGCGGTAATCGATTACGTCAACGATCCAAGCGAGAAGAACTTTGAAAAGGCGATGGAGTTGTTGCCTTCACAGGATATGTACCAATACATCAATCCATCAGAGTTCTGGGCTGTCAACGCTGAAAAGCTATTTGGCACTCGTATGGGAACTCCTTGGGGTCGTTATGTTAACGCCATCCGTCAAGTATTTGAGGCAATGAAGAAGCTGTTTGGTTTTAACAATACCCATTCAGTTTACAAAGCCTTCAATGATTTAATCAAAGGCGAGACACCAAGAACTCATAAGACCATGTTGGTAGACCTGATTAGTTCAGGACCATATAAGACTAAGTTCCTCTACAGCGTTGAGAAGACTGATGAGTTACTAGCCAAGCACAATCGCAATGATGCTCCTATCCATACTTCTAACGGTGTGATGGATAAGTTCTTGGGCGGTGCTCAAGAAGCCAAGAATATTGGTGCGAAGATGGTCGAGTCACCACGCCTTGCTGTTAACAACATGGTTGGCAACTTAGATCGTGCAGTGTTGGCTACTCGTATCAAGACAACAGACTTTACAGCTGGTTTGACAGCTGCCGATGCAACCCGTTATGGTCGTATGTTAGAGGACAGCGAAGGTCGTGCTGTGGCTTCTGTGGCTATGAACCAAGCTCTGAAGGCTACTCGTATTGGTACTCAGGTCATCATGCTGGGTAAGTTAGTCTTTGATAACACCAATCAGATGTTCCATGCCGTTCAAGACAAGTTCTCGATGGCTAATATTCTGACCTTGAAGCACCAGTTAGAGAAAGAAATTGGCGTTCAACGTGCTGCCAACGTCATCCAAGCCTACTTTGAAGCCAAGCGTTCACGTTCTATTGTGGATGAATACCTCAAGCGTGAAGGCGAATTGGAGATGCTAAGAACAGAGCAGATGGATCCAAGTACTTCACCAGACCGTCAGCTATTGCTTTTGGACAAGATTGCTGATGCCGAACAAGACTTTAAAAACATCGGTATTGCCTTGCAAAAAGTCAATATGTCCGATGAAGCTATCGATGACTTTAGCAAGCTAGACAAACAGTATCCAGAACTTAGAAAAATGATGGATAACTGGAACGCTGTTAACAAGAACATGATTGACATGATGGAACAAGCTCGCATGATCAGCAAACAACGTGCTGATACCTTGCGTAACATCGAAGATTATGTGCCTTGGCAGCGGATTATGGATGATCAAACAGACGTTCATACCCCAATCTATAGCTCTAAAGGTGTCAAGAACGTAGCCAGAGAGCATCGTTTCAAAGAAGGTAAGGTTGATTTAGACATCGATGACATCGTAGACAATATGCTTCACAACGTCATGGTGACTACTCGTAACGCCATTAAGAACTATGCAGCTAACCGTATTGCCCAGGAGTATGGCACTCGTAATGAGAACGGCAAGCTCAAAGTCTTCCCTAAAGAAGATGCAGCTCGTGGCATCGTTAAGATTTTGATTAGTGGCAGAAAGGTCAACATCCAAATTGCTGACCCATTGATTGCCCAGTCCGTGATTGGTATTGAGAATATCCAGATTCCAATGAACGAGATCATGGCTTACTTTGCTAACGGTTTGCGTAGATCGATTACTTTCTCTGGTGTATTCCAGCTTAAACAGCTTTTCATGGATGCTCCAACAGCTGCCATCGTGACTGGCGTGAAGAACCCATTAGCATTGTTTGGCGGTGTGTTTGGTTCATTTGCTAAAGGCTTGACTCAAAAAGATGAAGTGGTTGAGTTGCTCAAGTCTTACGGTATTGGCGGTTATCACTCTGGTGCTAGAACAGCAGAGCATCAATACAAGCAAGAAATTGGTTTATTGAATAAATCAGCCTTTGCCAGAGTGACCAGCATCCTTGACCAGATTGCCGATGCCTCAGACTTTGCCCAGCGTAGAGCCGTCTATGTGCGTGTAATGAAAGAGACTGGCGGTTTCCCAAGCGGTGGAGACCAGCGTAAAGCAATTTTGGCAGCGACTAACGTCATTGACTTTGACAAACGTGGCATGGGCAGAACAGCTCAATTCCTCAACAGGACTATTGCGTTTATGAACGCCTATGCCCAGCAGATTGATGTGCTGACCCAAGCATTGGCAGAGCCTATTGCTGGTGGTGTAGAAAGGCTCACAGGTCAAAAAATTACCAGTATTAGCGGTGGTCTAAGAGGATTAGATCGTCAGCAAGCAATGACCAGATTGGCTATTGCCAGCGGTCTATTGGCTTCTACTTGCCTGTTATATGCCTTTGCGATTGGTGATGATGACGAATACAAAAAGATGGATGACCAGACAAAGATGCGTAACTTTGTTATCCCTCGTTCTATGATGAAGACAATTGGCTATGACCATACCTTGCTCATCCCAATGCATACTTCTGCCAGCTATTTCTTTAAGTCTATCCCTGAGATGCTCTATAACAAGATCACTAAAGAGGGTACTAAAGATGCCATCGACAATGCTAGATTGCGTAAAGCTCTCAAGGAAGGTGCAGTGGATGCATTACTTGGCCCACTTGGATCGGGTCCAGTGCCTACTGCCATCAAGCCATTTGCTGAGATAGCCCTAAACCATGACTTCTACACTGGCGGTAACGTCACTCCACAATCCATGAAAGACTTGGCTGCCTTCCGTCAATACAACGGCAGCACCTCTGAATTAGGTAAGTGGATTAGCTATGCCAGCGGTCTAGGCTCCCAAGAGCATCGGATGTTAAGCCCAATCCAAGCTGATCACGTCATGCGTGGATTAGGCGGTTCTGTGGCTGCTGCTGCGATGTGGGGATCTAACCTATTCTCTGGTCACAAAGCAAGCCCAGAGGAACGCAATAATCCCCTCTATGGCTCGTTTGTAGCTCCTGAAGTACCACGAGGCAGGGAAGACCTCTTCTACGACCTGAAGACCCGTTCTGACACTGCTATGGGCACATTCAAAGATTTAATGAAAAAAGGACACCCAGAAGAAGCTCAACAATGGTTTAACGACCATAAAGGGGAAATACAAGCCTCTGGATTTACTGGTCAAGCTGGTAAAGCTCTAATTGATATCAATGCCCAGATTCGTAGGATTGAGGATCTACCAGCATCCCAGATGTCTCCAGACGAAAAACGCAAACAGATTAACTTCTATAAGAACAAAAAAGAAGAAATTCTGGAACAGACGATTAAGTTCAGGCTGTCAGCTGGACTTTAACCATTCCCTTAACCTCATCTGAAAAGGTAAACGTAGGCATAAACTGCCTATCGTTTATCTTTAGGGCATCTGCTACGCCATCCAATCCAGCTTTGATGCTGGCAACCATGTTATCTGCATCCCGATGGCGTTTATCTGGGGGATAAAAGGTAATCAGAATAGGGATTTTCCCTAATCCGTCAGCTGTGAGCTTGGCTTCTAGTGTCAACGCCCAGCAAGTATGACGATAAGCCTTCTTAAATTTAGCCTTCTTAGCCCAGTGTAATGTGGAATTTGGGCTTAATTCTTTAGGAGGCCAGGGCAAAATTACTGTATTCATAGTAGATGTATTTTAATTGGTACGACCTATTGACATGGTTAATTATATCAGTGAAAATAAAGTCTGATTAACTGCTAGGACAATCAAATGACCGTACCATATACCACAAAGACTGGTATCAAGATGGGTTCTCGTTATCAAGAAGATGGTAACAGAACACGAATTGATGACCCAGATATGTTGTTTCTTCAAGAAGCACTTTTATCCACTCCGCAATACCGTAGAGCCAAACGCATAGAAGCATGGGTTATTCGCTTGAGCGTAATTGGGTTACTACTACTTGCCTTCTACAGCTTTCTTTTCAGATAGGAAACATTATGGAAGATGATGTATTTACCCCCATGCAGTGCGAAATTCTCAGAGCCGTCTTTCGGTCTATGGATAAAGAACTGGGAATCCGACCCTTGACTGAGGAACAGATCAAGGCTTTCAACTTAAAGTTAGACGAGGCAGCAGATGAAGCTAACAAACAAATTTAATATCCCACAGACATTTGTCAATGTCTTAAAACGCCCTACTTATTCCAAAGGTAAGGCTAATCTATCCGTAACCCAGTTAATCAACAGTCCTAAGATTGTTGCCTTGACTAAGAAGTTTGATGATGAGCTTGAGCAAGATGTGGCTGAGATGGTTTGGTCACTATTTGGTTCTGCCATTCATAACATCCTAGAGCATGGCAAAGATGCTAATCACACTGTGGAGGAACGCATCCATGCCGAGATAGATGGCTGGAATCTAAGCGGTGCTATCGACTTACAGATCACTAACGATGGTGGCTTGTCTATCAAAGACTACAAGACTACCAGTGTTTGGGCTGTGATGAACGAGAAGATTGAGTGGGAATATCAGCTCAATTGTTACGCTTGGTTAGTTGAGAAGGTCAAACGAACCCCTATCACAGACTTAGGCATCGTGGCTATTTTGCGTGATTGGAAGTCTAGAGAAGTAGGAACCAAAGAGGGCTATCCCGAAGCCCCAGTCAAAGAAGTACCAATCACTTTATGGACTATGGCAGAGCGTGAAGAGTTCATCAAAGCCCGTATCTCTGCACATTCAGCGTGTGAGTTCGCCTTAGAAACCGATGGAGACTTACCTGATTGTACCCCCGAAGAAATGTGGGAAAAGCCAGCAGTATGGGCGGTAATGAAGATTGGCGGTAAACGTGCTCATTCCTTGTATGAAACGGCTGAACAAGCTATTGCAGCCTATACAGAACTGGGTGATAAGTACGAAGTCGTAGAGCGTAAAGGGGAAAGAACTCGCTGTGCAAGCTATTGCCCAGTGTCTACATGGTGTAACCAGTATCAAACTTATTTAAAGGAACAAGCATGAAATACCTAATAGCCATTTGGCTTATCTCTGCATCGGCATTTACCTATGCAGCCTGTACTACTCAAACTGTCATGTATGGCAACAAAATGGTCGTTTGTACCACTTGTTGCGATAACTACGGCAATTGCAACACTACTTGTTTTTAAGGAACTAACATGAGCGTTTATAAAAAACTAATAGAAGCAAGGAACATCTTGCAGACCAAACAACTCACGAAATCAGGACATAACAAGTTCGCAGGATATAAATACTTTGAACTGGGTGATTTTCTGCCTGAAGTTCAGAAGATCTTCAAAGAAGTCGGCTTGGTTGATATCATTTCTTTTGATGCAGAGTTAGCTACGATGACCCTTTACGATATGGATGGTGGTAGCTGGGTTACTTTCACATCTCCAATGGGTTCAGCAGCCCTCAAAGGTTGCCATGAAGTCCAAAACATTGGTGCAGTAGAGACCTATCAACGTAGGTATCTTTACACCACTGCTATGGCTATTGTGGAGCACGATGCCTTAGATGCGACCACTGGTGCGGTTGAGCCAGTAAAGAAAATAGAACCAAAGCCTGAACCCAAGCCAGTCAAAAGGATTGAAGGTCAAAAGGGTGAGTTTCAGATTGTTATTGATGGTCCACCTGAAGGCGATACCACTGAATGGCTTGAGCTGGTCAAGACTTCCTCCCATATGTTGCTAGACCTATGTTCTAGCGATGCCGATGTTATGACGATATTTAAGAAGAACAAAGCCCTCTTTGATACCGTCAAACTAATGAACCCTGATTTCTTCAAAGAGATGATGGGCAAGTTTACTGAAACCAAAAACAAATTTGCAAAGGAGTAATACATGGCTTACGAACAAAAACCAAACACTGGGGCGTTATTCCCCAATCAAAAGAAGACTCCCAATCATCCTGATGTGCGTGGAGATATCTTCTTGGATAAGACTTTTCTCATTGAGCAGATGGATAAATCCAAAGGATCAATGGTCAAGATTGCCCTGTCAGGTTGGAACAATACCTCCAAGTCTGGCATGAATTACACCTCACTAACCGCAGCGGAACCCTATGTCAAACCTGAAGAAGAACTCCCGTACTAAGGATAAGAAAATGCAAAACCCTAATTACACAATCAATCTAGAGATTCCTACGAAAAAGAAACGTGGTCGCCCATCTAAAGCAGCCAAAGCAAAAGAACTTATAGAGATGATGGAGCACATTAAAAAACCAGCTCCAGTATCTTTTGATCAAATGGAAGCAGAAGCTGCACATGAAGCCAATATTCAACGCTTGATTTCTGAAAGAGCACCAGTGCATTGGGAAGAAGTAGCCCAAAAGCAAGAAGTAGAACTCAATGTGCTCCGTCAGGAAAACGAAGAGCTGGCTCGTATTTGCGTTCAGCGTTGGGAAACCATTGAAGACTGGAAGAAGCTTGTTAAATACTTGGAGGGCAGAGTTGAATACCTTACAATTCGAAGCCGTTAAAGTCGCTCTCAAACAAGATAAGACTGGCTATGTGCTTACATTGTCACTGCATCCTGATGAGATTCCTGAAGATTTACTCAGGGATTACGTTGGGGCGAGATATCAATGTGTCTTAGTCAGAGTTAACGGAGATGAGCAACCGATGGATAAAGCAGAAGAGTTTGCTGGCGATAGAGCTATTCGTATCGCTGGTTTACTCTGCCGAGATCCTAAATTTTGGAAGTATTTGTATGCCGAAGAGCAGATCTTTGATGAAGATATGGAAGAGGCTACTGAATGGGTTCGTAATTATCTCAATGTCCCATCCAGATCCGACCTCAAAACTAATCGTTCAGCTCAAATACTCTTAGACAAATTACACAGAAAATATACGGAATGGACACAAAAAAACTAATACCCTACTCGGTATACCTCCCTTTGGAGCATCACAACAAGCTAAAGGAACTGGCAAAACAGCGTAAGGCATCTGTTCTGATTCGTAACGCCATCGGTATGTTGGTTGATGGCACAGATGCATTTACGACTGGCTACAACGTAGGAATCCAAGATGCAGCCAAAGTAATTTATGACTGCGAAGAAGCCCAAATGATTGCCATTAAAGGTAAAGACTTGGGCGTGGTTCTGTCAGAACGCATAGAGGAGCTAAAGCGATGATTGAATATGGCGGTTTACATAAGGTTAAAAAACAAGACTGGATCATTTTGCGTTTGCTGTTTCTTATGCTAACGCTAGATCCCACGATGGCAAAAGTAGAAGATGTTCGATTAACTATGAACTATTTGCGTAAACGCTATAAGTATTGGGATCAAGACATCGTTCTTCATGCTTTTGATCCATTAAGTTACGAACATGGTCAGCGTGGCACTTTCCAAGATAAATACAAAGATGTGAAGTTATTTAGAGACTTTGCCAAGACTTTAGTAATGGAACGCAGTGGTGATGAAGATAAAGATCTGCTAGAACGTAGGTTCTTTGGATCCACAACAATAATTAAACAAGGAAATACAAATGGCTGAAATCGGTGATCCAAAATTTATGGAAGCAGCATTGCAAGAAAAGATTAAAGATCCATCTCGTGAAATAGCATTAGAGATATTTCACTTATTAGCTCCTAAAGCAGATGTAGAGGCTACTGTTATTTTGGGAGCAGTATCTATGGTGCTATCTACCATTGCCGTAGAAATGGGTATGGAAGAAGAGAAAGCCGTATATGCCTTTACACGATCCTTCAGGAACGCTAAAAGCCGATTAAAGAAACTGGTTAAACAGGTGCATTGATGAACGAACAAGATAAAGAACACGCAAGGTTACTGGCTTCACTGTTTGCCATGAACGGATTACTGGCGTATGGTGGAGCTGCACCCCTTGATATGATTAGTAATGCATCTGTCGAGTATGCCGATGCCCTACTAGAAGCCTTAGAACCAAAGGAGACTGTAGGTTTACCAGCCATTAAACGGAGATCTAAAAAAGATGCTTGAAATTCCATCTGTCGGTAAGCTCAGATACTGCTCGTCATGTATTTCCTATCAGCCAGCAGACACTGGTCAGGTCATACAGACTGCTCATAAAAGCATCAAACGCTGGAAGTGTGCCAATTGTTTAAAGAAAATTAGCCATCAAAAGTTTTCTTCAAAGGATAAAAAATGAACGCAAATGAACTAGCTGAAGATTTATGTACTCAAAAGCGTGTTAGTAGGTCAAAAGTAACTTACGATATTAACTATGACCAAGAGGTTATCTATGTTCAAGAAGGTTGGAGTGATGGTCAAAATACAGTTTGGGACAATGAAATAGGCATTGTTTTGGTAGATGCTTTATCTAAACATAAAAAGGCACAAGAGAAATGAACGCAAATGAACTAGCTGATAATTTATTAAAAAATGGTGGCAACTGTTCATGGTTTAAAGAAATAGCCATTATGCTTTGCCAGCAACAAGCTGAAATAGAAGAGTTGGAGAAAGAGAATACCGACTTGCGATATTTGATAGCAACCAAGCTAGAGCAACAAGATGGAATATCTTTAAACTCAATGGCACACCCTATTACCAACACCCCTGAACCAAGTTATGAAATAGACCCAGATAAGTTAGAAACTATTGAGATTGATTTACCAAGTCCTGAACCAGTAGCGTGGGCAGTATGGGAAGGAAACCCGCATGATGTATTTCTTTATAAAGAAGAAGCAGATGAACTGTGCCGTCTTAAAGGTGGTGATGCTAAATCTGTACCACTCTACACCCATCCAGCAGAGCATGATTTAGGGATTGCGGAATCCATTGGGTTTGAGAAAGGCTACAAGGCGGCAACAGCAAAGACACTAACAGATGAGGAAATAGATGCTGTTTGGTTTAGCTATAAAGGCGATATTAAAGACTTTGCTAGAGCAATACTAAGAAAGGCACAAGAGAAATGACTACTTTTACTACCGATGATCGGGAAGAGGCCGATGACTATTTGCGTAAACAACTTCATATCCAGCAGATGGAAATAGACAGACTTAATTACATTATTAACCAGCTCCGTCAGGAAAAAGAAGCCTATTACAACGCTTACGCTGCGCTTTTGAACCATAACATCTCCAAAAATCCCATAAGGGAAGATGACGATTTATAGAAATAGGAAACTCCTTGATTTACTACGGCAATCCCCATGCCAAGCGTGTGGTCGATCTGACGGCACAGTTGTGGCTGCACATTCCAATCAGCTTCGAGACGGTAAAGGTAGGGGAATTAAGGCACATGACTATAGGTGCGCTGCCCTCTGTTATTCATGCCACTCGGAACTCGACCAAGGCACGAAACTCTCAAAATCCCAAAGGATTGAGATGTGGGAGGAAGCTCACCGCAAAACAATAGGTTGGTTGTTTGAAAACCACCTAATTGATACAAAATAAATCAACCTATTGACATTTTTAGGTCAATCTATACTATACTTAGTGCTGTCTACCCCATAGACATTGCCATTTCTAGTCCCTATTGGCCTAGCAGTTGATGAGTGCTCTAATAATGGCAAGCCCTCCGTTGATCGCCCTCGATCACACCAAGACCTCCAGCTAATCCTGGGGGTCTTTTCTTTTGTGCTTGCAAAATATTTTTAGCCGTAGTAACCTACAGACTCAACTGCTAGCCGATAGTGAAGCTGAATCAATCTCCACTAGACAATTTAAGTAAACAACATATGCCGTAAGGTATGGGTCGTTATCTTTTGTTGTCGGCTATCTATTGACGGACTCCATCCGTTAGTAAGAACCTACATGGGTTGCGTGGAAGAGAACATAGGCTGACGATTCACCCCGTTTATGCCTCGTAGCCTTAAATGGGGACTACACAAGACGGAAAGGCCAGCGGTGAGACAAACTTTCCATCGATTGAACATTAACTCAGTGTAGGACTGGTTGTTTTATCAACAATGGGTCAGGTGTGATGCTTATCACCCTTGGGCTATCTATGGGAGAACAGAATTATGGCATTTTGTAGATTTGGAGCAGATGGGTCAGATGTTTATTGTTTTTATAACACCAATGATGAGTATGAAATTTGGTGCGATGAAGAATGGACAGTAAAGACGGCTGAAGAAGCAATAGAAATACTTCTTCGTTTGCGTAAAGAAGGGAAAAACATTCCTGAATACGCTATTAATTCACTAAAGGAAGAGCTATGAACGGATTTGGGGATGCACCAATCAGGGCAGAAGGTCAACAAGTCAAGTTTGATGAAGGTCAGGATGAATATGAAATAACTGCCCCAGCGGTTGAAACTACATGGCTAGAGTTTCCGCTGCCTGAGATTCTTGAAGAAGAGTGCTGGGCAATGATTAAAGAATGGCTAAAAGAGAAAGCTAGGACAAACCCTGCACTAAAAGAGTGGGATTGTTCTTGGCTTGATAACTAAAGTTTGATAAACTGGAATTTCCAACTGCTAGGAGAAATAAATTGAAAAGATTAAATCTTGCTGTCATCCGTATTGATGGTGGCACACAAGTACGCAAACAACTTAACCAAGATAAGGTACAAGAATACGCAGATCTCATGCGTGACAAGGTTGAGTTTCCACCCATAACAGTGTTCTTTGACGGCTCAGATTACTGGCTATCAGCAGGATTCCACCGCTACTTCGCTACCAAGCAAATAGGCAATGTATCGATTGACTGCGATGTCAAAGAAGGTACAGTCAGAGATGCCAAACTGTTTGCCTACGGCTCTAACAAGCATGGCATACCCCATACATCAGAAGATAACCGCCAAATCGTTCTAGACATGATTAAAGACTCCGAATGGAGTAAATGGTCTAACGCTCAGATTGGCAAGCACATCGGTGTGTCAGGCATGACCATAGGTCGTATTCGCAAGTCACTGGAAGAGACACCCAAAGAAGAGGTTACTTACATCAACAAGCATGGCAAAGAAGCTACCATGAAGTTAAGTAAGAAAGAACCAAAGGTTGAGGTCAAAGAAGAACCAAAAGAAGAACCAGCCCCCTCCGTTGAAGAAAAGATTCAAGAACTCACCGACACTGTCATCATCTTAGACAAAGAACTCACAGAAGCAAGAGACATCATCGCCACCAAACGATGGAACGCTACCGAGATTGAGGTTGAGGACATCCACGACACAGTGGTAAATCTGCGTGAACAGATTCGTGTCCTTGAAATTGACAACAAAGCTCTGCGTGATAGCCGAGATATGTATCAACAAAGGAACGCTGAATTGATCCGTCAGGTCAAATCTTTATCCAAGAAGAAGTAAGTCATGGATTTAGTACTGAGGGAACATCAGATGGGGGTAGTGGATAAACTCCGTCAAGGATTCAAAGACGGACACCGCTGCCAACTCCTTTACGCACCAACAGGCTTTGGTAAGACAGAAGTCGCAATCTACCTAATGAAGGCTACGGCAGACAATTACAAAAGGGCTGCCATGATCCTTGACAGGATAGTCTTGATTGATCAGACCAGTCTTCGCCTTACCAAGTATTCAATCGATCATGGGGTTTTACAGGCTGATCACTGGAAAAAAGATCCCACCCAACGCATCCAAATTTGTTCGTCACAAACCATCGAAAGACGGCAAAACTTCCCTGATATTGACCTACTGGTCGTGGATGAATGTCATATCACTCGCAAGCAGATCACCGAGATCATTCAGACCAATCCCAAGATCAAGGTCATTGGGCTTACCGCCACTCCGTTCACCAAAGGTCTAGGTCATATCTATTCCAATGTGGTGTGTGCATCAACCACCGAATCCCTTGTCAATGATAAGTGGTTAGCTCCACTACGGGTCTTTATTGCCAAAGAAATTGACATGAAAGGGGCAAAGAAACTGGCAGGAGAATGGAGTCCTGAAGAAGTTACCAAGCGTGGTATGCAGATCACAGGGGACATTGTTGCCGAATGGATTAAGAAGTGCCATGAAGTCTTTGGCAGACCAAGAAAGACCATTGTGTTTTGTGCTGGTGTCGCACATGGTCAGGATTTAGTAGAGCAGTTTGCTCGCAAGGGTTATAACTTCGTCAGCATCTCCTACAAGGACAGTGGCGAATACAAACAGGAGGTAATCGATGACTTCGCCAAGCCTGATACAGATATTCATGGGCTTATTGCTACTGATATCCTTACTCGTGGGTTTGATGTGCCTGATGTTATGGTTGGGGTATCAGCTCGCCCTTTTAGTAAGTCACTTTCTTCTCATATTCAGCAACTGGGTCGTGTAATGCGATCTTATGAGGGGAAAGAGTTCGGTTTATGGCTCGATCACTCAGGCAATTACATTCGATTTAGGGAAGACTGGGAAGAAATCTATGCTGAAGGGGTCAAAGATCTTGATAAGAAGATTGAAAAGACCAAGAAAGAACCAACAGAAGGGGAAAAAGCAGAACAACAATGCCCACAATGCCATGCCCTATGGATTAAAGGCAGTCATTCTTGTGCATCTTGTGGCTATGTCAGACCAAGACGGCAAATTGAAGCAGTCGAGGGAGAGCTTGTAGAGCTTGGCTTTAACGGCAGAGTAGAAAAGGATGTGAAGCAAAAGTTCTATTCAGAATTACTCTATATCGCCCAAGAGAAACTTTATAACCCTTACTGGGCAAGTAACAAGTATCGAGAGAAGTTCGGAGTATGGCCTCGTGGATTAGATGAGGTCAGAAGAGTGCCGTCACTGGAAACTCAAAAGTGGGTGCAGCACCGCAATATTGCTTGGTCAAAACGACAAAATAAAATGAGGAAGGCAGCATGATTGAGTTCGTCAATTTCGCTAGGGATCATGGCTTGATCCTGAACAATGTTATCTATGACAAGTGGGTCGCTACTCCAACGGAAGACCACCCAAGATCCTCCAATGGTCGCTACAAGTTCTTAGGCGAGGTTGGTTGGGTCATCAACTGGGCAACGATGGAAAAGCCTGTAACTTGGTTTGCGCAAGGAAAATCGCCCTCGTCAGCGGATGTAAAGAAGCGTATAGCCTCGTCAAATCAAGAAAGAGACCAACTGGCACAAAAAGCAAGGGAAAAAGCAGAGTGGATTCTTAGCCAGTGCAGTATGCAAACTCATCCATACCTTATCAAAAAGGGATTTCCTATGGAACATGGCAATGTTTGGGTCAAAGATAATAAAGAGATCTTAGTCATTCCGATGAGAAGTGGTAAGACCTTGATAGGATGCCAACTCATCGACCATGAGGGGAACAAGAAGTTCTTGCATGGTCAGACGAGCAAAGGAGCAACTTTCACGATTGGAGCAAAAGGGACTGCAATATTTTGCGAGGGTTATGCCACTGGCTTGTCCGTCAGGGATATTATGAAACAGATGAATCTGCCGTATTCGGTCAATATTTGCTTTAGTGCAAGCAACATGGAGTTTGTAAGTCGGAACATCGGGAACGGGATCATTATTGCCGATAACGATCCCAACAGTGTCGGAGAAATGACTGCCAAAAAAACAGGCAAGCCGTATTGGATCTCCCCAACAATCGGGGAGGATTTCAACGATTACCATAGGCGAGTGGGCAATTTCAAAGCATCCCAGTCTCTAAAGAAACTGCTACTTTCTTTAAAAACTTAGCTTCTATCTGCCTGATCCTTTCACGAGTCAGGGTATACATTCCTCCTACTTCTATAAGTGTATGCCCTTGTGAACGCTTCTTCAAAACATTCCAGTATTTCTCCCGTAAAACAACATTGTTACGCTTGAACATTTCGTCAAATTGCTCCCTAGTCGGAAAATCCACCAGTTTGTAAGGGGCATCGCCCCCCACAAAGACTGGCACTTTCCCCTTACAGTTCTTTAGGTTCATTCTCTTCTTTCGGATCATGGACAATGACTGTGCCATGTTGGTCGATATAGTAAAGATCGCCTAGTTCTTTGGCTTTAATAAGGTTGCGGTATTGCACTCTCTGATTCATCTCCATCCACTTCTGAGCATCTTTGTCTGCTTGGTTCATGCTTCTTCCTTTTCAATCTCTAAAATATTAAAATTTTCGCCATCAATAGCTTCATAAGATGAGTAATTACCATCCATAACCATTTGTCTTGCTTCTTCTTCTGTATTGGCAATTACTTTAATTTGATACCAAACTTTTTCCGTTGCATAAACATTGTATTTAGTCATTAGGCTTGCTCCTCTTCATCTTCGTCTTCAAATGATTCATAGCTATCGGCAATACCCATCTCTGCATCGAGTTCTTCAGGAATGTTCTCACGCACCCACACGCTAGTCTTCATACCTTCAGGTGGCTCAATGTTATAGAAGTCTTCCATACCATCTTCCCATGTGCCACAAAAGGCACAACCACCCTCATAGTAGTGGGCTTTGATCTCATAACCCTCTTCATGCAGATACTCATACAAGTCAGTGGGAGGACTCCACGCAGTAGAAAATGATGCCCTGATAGATTTGCCATGCTCATTCTCTTGAATGTCCATATAGCTTTCATCGGAGACAATCTCCCACTTTGTTCCCCAGTTCTGTAATCGCCAATCCCACCATGCTTGGTCAGCTTCGACAAACTCAGGCTTTGCTTGCCCAGTAGCCACATTCATAGGAAATGTAGGCTTTACTTTGACTTTTGTGTAATCAGGTTCAGGTCGCAGTGTTGCAAAAAATTTATTGTTCTTCCATCCCTCAATGGCTTTGTCCACCATCTTTGGATCTTTGTGAGTTAAATACAATGTGTTATCGCACCAATTAGGCATTTTGATTCTCCTTGTTATTAAGTTTGTTTGCATAAGTCTCAGCTTGTGATTTTTCCCGATACTTGATGCCCTTTGATTCAAATTTATACTTTCCATCTACCATGACTGTTCTACCAACTTGGTAGTAATCGTCATAGTCAAAGAATGGCACTACTTCCCATTTATTCATATTTCCTCCGTTCTCAGCGTGAAGTTCTCAATCTCCACCTTATCGGTAGACTTATCTTTTCTCAACAACCTTTTTAGCTTGGCTACAAACTTCCTAGCTAAAGTAGGATTCTCAAAGATTTGTAGGTTTTCCCAATACTCATTACCCCATTCATCTTCGCCACTGCTTTTTACTAAATAAAGTTCAGTCATACAACTTTCCTCCATTCTTTGATATAGCGTTCTAAAACGATGTAATCGCTCCAGTCAGTCAAACCATCCTTGACACGATAGATAACGGCACTGGATTCATTTTCATCCTCGACAAAGTTAATCTCCCAACCCCATCCCTTGTAAAACCAATCAGTCTCTTCTTTGATCTCTTCGTCATACTTATTCCAAAGTAATTCCTTGAATCGGTGTAGGCGGTTCATGTTAGGCATTTTCTTCTTCCTTTATTTGTTGAATCCTTCTTTCAGCACCCCATTTATTTATAAACATCATGTTATGACCAGTGCCATCCTGATACTCTTCTTGGCTATCCTCATCAATAATGATCCAATAGTCTTCTACCAATTCAACTGGTTTCCAATTAGACATCGTCATCCTCCAACGGGTTTAATTGCTTGGCAAGGTGCAACAACTGGCTAGGTGTGTAGCCATCTAGCACCAACTGGATCAAGTTATCGACTGTAAAGTCGGCAAAATAGTCATAGACTGAAATGGCATTGTCCTCGCCAACCAAGTCTTTTAATTGCTCATAATCCATGTTCTACCTCCCTGATCCCTTGATAATCACAACATTCTCTAAAGTCAGCACCAGTAAAGGTGTCGAGAATGGCATCAGCCATAGAAAGGGCTTGGTCATCATCATGGGCATCTACTTCAATCGTTACCCATGATGTATAGCTAACTTCGTATTTAGGCATTTTCAGTCCTCTTATGTTGTTGTTCAGCCAATCTTCTTTGCTTCATAGCCATCAGCCGACCATAGTGCATCCTGTCTTCTAATCGCCAGTCGTAATACTCCATCTTGCATAGCTTCGTTAATTGGAAAACCATGTTGTTCATCTCTGCTTCAATTTCTTCCAATGTTTTCTTAGGCATTAAAAAATCTCCATTATTCTGAACTCGTCTAATTCATACATCGAATCAATATTGCCAGCGTTAAATTCCATCAACTCATCTTCAAGAAATTCATTCAAGGCATCTAGGGCTTCGGTATATGTCCTATAAATGGAGGGGATCATTACTCCGTTTTCATCCTCCTCCGACCAACAGTTAATCCAACCATCGCACAGGGTGTAGTGTTGAACTTCAAACATCAGTCTTCCTCCACTACTCTTGAATGTTTGATACTTCTTATTTCATTGACATCAAGATCATCCATAATCCAATGATCTAATTCCCTGCCTGAGTCATAAAGATCCCCACGCAAAACCATATCTTTGGCTTGCTCCATCGTGTAAGCACATACGGAGTATTGCTTGTGAACCAAACAAGTCTCACTGGTTTCAACTAAGTAAACATTTTTCATTCGATATCCTCATCGTCATCGGTTTGTTCTACATCGTAGACAACATGGTCATATTCGCCTACCAAGTGAAAGTCGCACTCAGGTAGGGCTTTGCCCTTTTCCCAAGCATCGGCTTCACTGGTGGCTTCTATAACCCTCTCATACATCACATTGGTCTCAGCCCTGATAATGTATTTAGGCATCATTACCTCATTACTGGTAAACAACTTTGTTTTTCATCGGAAGTAAATAATGCACCTCCACTGTTTCCCTCATCATCGCAACTGGGGAAAAACCACAATCCATCATGCGTTTGAAAGGCAACAACCCTTTCATGCCAACCCATGTCTTCAGTCTCTTGTTGCGTTAAATACCGAACATTGACAATGCGTTTGTGAAGCAATAGTTTTTTAGCTTCGTCATTCCAGTATTTGTCGTAATCTTTGATATCTTTCATACAGTCTCCAATTCGTATTCAACTTCGTAAATAGTCGGCTCAGGATCAATCTCAAGGATCGTAAAATCCTCGCCATCGTTAAGAACATCCCCAACTTTGAGATTAGCCATTTCATCGGGAGACAAATAAAAGTAAATCTTTTCATCTGCCCAACACTCCCAAACGGCATAATCAGGATGACCCTCTTCATCTACTCCCAGTAAGACATAGGTAGGCTCTTCATACCATTCTGATTTGATAAGAACCTCATACGCTTTAATGTGCATTTTTGGCATATCAGCACTCCAAAAAGTTAAATGGCAAATGAACCTCTGCAACCTTATCGCCATTGGCATCAATAACGACAACGGCAAACACTTTGTCATCTTCGTCTTTACGCACCATGACATAACCCCCTTGCTTTACAACTTGGTCATTATCGGTGTCCCATACATCAAAATTGACAACCACTGATCCATTGTCAAGAGACTCATAATTCATCTGAATCTGCTCGTAAGCATCTAATCCAAACTCATCTAATACTGGATCGTGATTGCCCTGATATCCGTCTTCGCATATGTTTTGCATGGCTCTCTCCTTACCAACTGGCTTGATAGCTAAATGAATACTCGTCAGGTAATGCCAAAACCTTATCCAACCCCTCAACAGTGTTCTTCAGGTCTTCGTAATACCATTCGTCTTTTTTGTAAGAACCAAAGAAGAATCCCTCAGTCGGCTCTAAGTCGGTCTCCCTTTCAGCATCAGGATGCTCAAGGATGTCTTTGCACAAGTCTCGCAGTGTCTCCAACTGTTCTCGATCTACCTCATATTCTCGGCAGTTATCCTCCCCGTCTTGCACAACATTGACGAACCATCCATGAATGGCATTGGCTTTTCTCCAATACATCGCATCCAGTGATATCTCTTTAGCAACCAAACTCGAACCATTAAATCGTTTCTCAAAGTCAGGCTCAACTCCAATGGCTTCATTGATCTTGGCAGATAACTCCTTATCGGCATCAGACCAAAGGTATTTCTTAGCGGTTAAATACATATCTAAACCCATGTTAATTCTCCTAGCAGTTAATCAAAGACAAGTAAGTAATTTGCGGTCTCGTCATACGACTTTGCGGTCTCATACTTACTTGTTTCGCCATTACTCTTGGCTCATCAGTTTGATAGAACTGTAAATTCTTTATTGGCTAACTTTGATATACGGCAAAGATGCCCTTGACTGGTCTTGAATACATTTTTCTTTGTCCCGTATTCAACATAGGTAAAGGTGTCCTCTTCAACCCTCCCAGTAGAAAATGAGAATGACATCGGATGGGCAAACTTCACAACATCCCCAAACTTCAACTTTGGCTTCTTGACACTGGCATTTGCCAAGCATCGCTCTCGCCATTGTTTAGCACTTGTATTGAACGGCATACCTAATGCGTTAAGAGTCGTAATAAGGCTCTTGGGAGCATCAAAGTAATAGGGCAATACAGTCTCCCCCATATTCTTGTAATAGATCCAGTCAGGATCTTCTCTGCGTTTCTCTGTCAGGATAACCATGCCCTCATGGTGTTTGATCCCAGTGGCTTTCTCCTCTTGCCAACTAATGCAATATGCGGTGTTGCCACGCATCGAGATATTGGTTAGCCACCATTTGTGGGTATCGTTTTCTTGCGTAAATTCTTTGATCAAAAAGTCTTTGCGACTGATTTTGAAAAAGCATTGTGTCCCAGTCCATCCCATGTTATTCCCCTTTATTAAATGATTTAATCCAAGTAAGCAATACATCTCTTGCTTCTCTGCGAGATAAACCAAATTCTGCTTCCAAGTAAGGTGATGCCAAAAACATATTGGTTACACCTGAATCTCGTAAAACATCTAAATACGAAAAGTAGTTTTGATAATTCATGTTATTGCTCCTCTATTGGCTCATCTACATCTGATTGAAAATACCCTGAAAGGATCTCAGGGCGGTATTGGCTTAACTTGGCATCCACGCACTTTTCGCAGACCCTTGTAAGAAAAATCCCTTGAGCGTCATACTCATCCCAAGTGTGTTGGTTTTCGTGCATACAGAACATCAGAACCCTCCAGTTTTGATAAAAAGATAAATTGCTTGTGGGAATACATAAAAGGCTATGTATGCCCAAGCAACGACCAATATGGTGTTTACTAACCAGTCGTGCTTGGGGAACATTATTCGAAGTCCTTTCCTACTTCCACCCCGTTTTTGCGGAGCAGTGCTATTGCATGGTCATTGAGACTCATAACCCCATCGTATTCAGATAAAGAGCGTTTTCCATCTTTGTCGATATCGAACCAAAGACCAATGTATTCAAAGGCAACATCGGGAATGTCCCATTCGATAAACCCAGTGTTGTCCTTGTTGAAATACAACTCCAGTGTGGATTCGTGTGTGCCGATGTCTCGCTCTCCCCAACTTCCCTCAAGGAAGAGGGGAGACTTGACTGTCATCGTGTCAATCAAGTCTGCCATGATCAATACTCCGAAGTAAGCATCAGAACATTGTCAGTCAGGAAGAACCGATACATCCCATCAGGGCAATCGGTTAGGGCAATATGCTTTTGCTTGATGATGTTGCAATCCCCGTCTTCCACGCAGATATCTGCTTTCCCATCCTCAACGGCTAACTGGATGGAGAGCAGTGGCTCTTTAGCTAACAGTGGATAGTATTCACTGGCAACGATATCCAAGAACCAGTAGCAACCACCTTGATCAGCAAAGTATTGAACCCCATCAGTGTGAACAAGGTTAGGGGTAAACAGGTTAGTGCGGTGATACGACTCAGTGCCATAAAACTGGGATAAGTCGATTGTTTTCTTTACAGTTTGTGTTTCCAATTTGAACTCCTAGCAGTTTGTCAAAGACCCATCACTGGGTTTCGCCTATTAAAGGCTCATCAGTTTGACTATGAATTCAACCACTCTTCAAAAGTTTTCAGTGGCTTGCCATCAGTGATTGAATGTCCAGTGCCATCATCAGCACAGGCGAGATAAATAGCGTAGCGTTGCTCTAGTGTTCCCATAAATCCCCCTTAGAAAGTAAAGCCGAAGAAAACTACTTTGTTTTGCTTAAACACTTTGGTGTGGTTTACATCATCAAACTTGTGGGCATGAATGAAATGACCATCACGATAGTCAATCATCCATACTGGAGCAGTCTCAGACCCTTTGAGTTTGAAGAACTCACCTTTAGCTAACTTCTTTAACAATGTTGATTCCATTTGTTTCTCCTAGCAGTGTTGTCAATGACCTGATCTCTCAGGTTTCGGGCATTAGCCCATCATCAGATTGACTGGTTAGAACTGGCAGTTATCTTCCATCTCATCCCGTAGATCAATCCAGTCCTGAATGGCTTTCAGTGTCTTAGCCATATCGAACTTGGATTCAGATAGATACTCAAGGATGTCTCCATCTGTCCAACATTCCACGATGACATCCCAACCCTTGTTGTAGTTTGTATTGGCATGAAGACGAACAAACCCAATCATCTGCTCCTCGTCTATCTGCTTATCCCATATGGCGATTGTGTCTTGTAGTGTTTGCATATCTGCTCCTAGTAGGTGGTTTGTTTATTCATTCATCTAGTGAATGAGATTAAATCTTAAACCATAAATACTTGACTTGCATAGTATTTATTAAAAATATTTTTAGCCCTTACTGGATAAGGCTTAGAGGGCGGTGGAGTGTGTCCTAAAATCCCTTGCTTGTGTATCAAGGCTCATAAAAATGGGAAGCATGGCTCTCTGATGCGTATGAAAACCCTAAAATGCGGTCTCACCTTAACAGTGTTAGGGTTAGAGAGCGAAGCGGAACAGTGTGGCTCATGCTCCAGTAGAGAGAGATAAGAGTAAGGGAGAGAAGACTATTGATGTCCCAGTAAGAACTGTCCTATACTTGGGGGGTATAAATATACCCATGAGATACCTATGAAGCGATTGACCAAGAAAGAGATAGCTGAAGGCATGAAAGCAGTGCCGATTGAGACCATCATTCTAGGCTCCCAGTCTAAGCAAGGGATCAAGCTAACCAAGAAACAAAAGGCTTTCGCTGAGAATGTAGTAGCGACTGGGAATAAGACTGAAGCATACAAACGGGCTTACAACCACAAGGGCAAGAACACTACCGCCAGTAGGAACGCACAGACCATTGTGAAGTCCACCAATGTTCAAACATACATAACGGCTCTAGAAGCACAGAAAGAGGTGGAGGAATATCTATTACCCCCTCGCTTGAGGGCTATGGCAATCCATAAACTCTCCAGCATGGCTCTGAATGATGACTTGCCCCCCGCACAGCAACTCAAGGCGTTAGAGCTTGTAGGTAAGATGACTGAGGTGGCATTGTTCACTGAGAGACGGGAACTGGTGCATACGATGGATAGCAACACGCTCAAGTCCAAGCTGATGGAAGCAGTCCAACTGGCGATACAGAACAGTAATAGTCTGAGGGTATCGACCAAGCGAACAGCCGAGCAACTCTTAGCAGAGATCAGCTATGTTGATATACCCCAATCTATTTCCATTTCTTCTGAAGATCATTCACTCATTGAGGAAACATCGGTGGGTACTGGCTCTGAAAGTCCAATTTCCGACCCCCCACCGAGGGGCATGACCCCTTTTTTGCCCGAGGCTGATGCGGGTCATTTGCATAGTATTTCACACATTCAATCACCAACAAATCTCACCCTAACACCTGTTACGGTGACAAATCCTTTAGAATCAAATACTTACGAGGAACTAAGTATTAACCCTAATGATTTAATTCCAATTGGTAGGGGGGAGGGGGTACAAAATCCTAACTGGCAGGAAAAAAACACTGTTTTAGAAACCCCCCCGTCATCTTTTTCTAATCAAAAAGGGTAGGGGGGTATATGGATAGAGAACAATGGCTAATCATTTTGATACTGATAACAGTGATTTTCTTATGGGCAGGAATCGTATGAATAATATAGAAATAGAAATTGCAGCACTAGACAGGGCAATTGCTCACTTAAAGTTATTAAGGGATGCCGTAGCTTGCCAGTCTTTGCCTATGAATGAATTTGGGATTCGTAAAAAACAATACCATTGGGTAGCTGGTGAAGCAGCCAGTTCTAAAGTTTACGAACCTGAGGATTGTGGCAAATGAAACTACATCATGTTTGGTGCAATGGAGTTAATCCTTTGAAAGCTGGTCCAGTTCCTGATGAGGAAGTAGATAACTGCCAATGGTGTGGTGGCAATAAAGGTTTGCATAAAAACTACCCATCTAAAAATAAAACAGAAGAAGAATTGCAAAAAGAATATTTTCCTAATGTAGTGAGGATAGGATGACTCCTGCACAAAAAGAAGTCTTTCATGTCATTGAAAAGTTCTGGGAGGACTTTGGTTTTGGTCCAACCATTGATGACGTGATGCGAATGACAGGTTATCGGGGGCGTGGAGGTACGGCTAGGAAAATGAAAATCCTAATTGAAATAGGGGTTTGCAAAGGGAACATGAAGTACTCTCGTAGCATTAGACCAGCGTATATCAAACTAAGGAATTTGAATGGATGAGTTGTTAGCCATCATTGATCAGCTTCCTGAGGAGGAACAGGCAAAGCTACGTCCTTTGGCGTTGGCTTATCAAGATGCAGTAACTCGTGAAACTGGGCAAATTGACTTTATGTCGTTTGTAGAAACCATGTGGCCCAATTTTATTCATGGCGAACATCACGCATTAATGGCGACTAAATTTGAGGAGATTGCCAGTGGGAAAATTAAGCGACTGATTATTAATATGCCACCTCGTCATACGAAGTCTGAGTTTGCCAGTTACCTTTTACCTGCTTGGTTCTTGGGAAAATTTCCTAACAAGAAAATTATTCAATGTTCTAATACCGCTGAACTTGCGGTTGGTTTTGGTCGAAAAGTGCGTAACTTAGTTGATGGAGAGGCATATGCCAAAGTATTCCCTAATGTTGCTCTTAGATCGGATAGCAAGGCTGCTGGTCGTTGGAGTACTAATGCTAACGGGGAGTATTTTGCTATTGGTGTTGGCGGTACTGTTACTGGTAAAGGTGCTGATCTTCTTATTATTGATGACCCTCATTCCGAGCAAGAAGCAGCACTTGCAGCTGGGGACCCTAGCGTTTTTGATAAGGTGTACGAGTGGTACACTTCAGGTCCTCGCCAGCGTTTGCAGCCTGGAGGATCTATTGTAGTTGTGATGACCCGTTGGTCTAAACGAGACCTAACAGGAAAAATCTGCCAAGCGATGGTGGACAGAGACGGTGATGAATGGGAAATCATCAGCCTTCCAGCGATTAAAAGAAACGAAAAACCCCTTTGGCCTGAGTTTTGGAGCTACGAGGAATTAGATAAACTAAGGATAGAACTACCGCTTTCCAAGTGGCAAGCCCAGTATCAACAAGATCCGACCTCTGAAGAAGGTGCTCTTGTTAAACGGGAATGGTGGAGGGTCTGGGATAAAGAAACCCCTCCCCCTTGTGATTACATCATCCAATCTTGGGATACGGCATTTACAAAATCAGAACGGGCTGACTATTCAGCGTGTACGACTTGGGGAGTTTTTTACCTAAATGAAGATAAAACGGATGCTAATATCATTTTATTGGATGCGTTTAAAGAGAGAATGGAGTTCCCCACTCTTAAACAGCGAGCCTATGATATGTATAAAGACTGGGAACCAGATTCGTTCATTGTTGAAGCGAAAGCATCTGGTGCTCCACTTATATTTGAACTTAGAAGGATGGGTATTCCTGTTCAAGAGTTTACACCGACTAGGGGTAACGATAAAATATCTCGTGTTAATAGCGTATCTGATTTGTTTGCAAGCGGTAAAATTTGGGCACCAAGAAAACGCTGGGCTGAAGAAGTAGTAGAGGAATTAGCAGCATTTCCCAATTCAGATCACGATGACTTAGTAGACTCCACAACCCAAGCACTGTTAAGATTTAGAAGAGGTGGCTTTATTACGCTGCAAAGCGATGAGCCAGATGAGCCACAAGAATTTAGGCGTAAAAAAGGTTATTACTAAGGATCCTTATGTCAATCGATAAAGCAATGTATGCAGCCCCCCAAGGTCTACCTGATTTAGAAGGACCAGATGTTGAAATTGAAATTGTTGACCCTGAAGAGGTAGACGTAAAAGTTGGTGGAATGGAAATCCAAATGGAAGGCGAGGAGATTGAAGACTTTGATGCAAACCTTGCTGAATACTTGCCTGAATCGGTTTTACTACAGATTGCCAGCGAACTCTTAGAAGATTTTCAATCGGACATTGATTCTAGACGTGACTGGATTCAAACCTATGTTGATGGCTTAGAACTTCTTGGCTTAAAGATTGAAGAGCGTTCAGAACCTTGGGAAGGTGCTTGCGGTGTTTACCACCCAGTCTTAGCCGAAGCCGTCATTAAATTCCAATCTGAAACCATCATGGAAACCTTTCCAGCTGCTGGTCCAGTCAAGGGCGAGATTGTTGGTAAAGAAACATCAGAGAAAAAAGATGCGATGGAGCGTGTTGTAGAAGACATGAACCATGAGTTAACTGACGTGATGCAAGAGTTTCGCCCTGAACATGAGCGTATGCTCTGGGGTGTAGGGCTTTCAGGTAACGGCTTTAAAAAAGTTTATGTAGATCCAAGCCTAGATCGTCAAGTATCTATGTATATTCCTGCTGAAGATCTGGTTGTGCCTTACGGTGCTTCTAGTCTTGAATCCGCAGAACGCATTACTCATGTGATGCGTAAGACAGAAAATGAACTCAAACGCCTACAGTATGAAGGGTTCTATCGTGATTTAAATCTAGGATCGCCAGATAACGTCTTAGATGAAATTGAAAAGAAAATTGCAGAAAAATTAGGATTTAGGGCATCTACTGATGACCGTTTTAAAGTCCTTGAAATGCACTGCCACCTTGATTTAGAAGGTTTTGAGCACACAGATAAGCATGGCGAACCAACAGGCATTGCTCTTCCTTATGTTGTAACCATTGAAAAATCAAACGGACAGGTGTTAGCAATCCGTAGAAACTGGGATCCAGATGACAAAACACACCAAAAACGCCAGCATTTTGTACATTATGGCTATATCCCTGGCTTCGGCTTTTATCATTTCGGGCTTATTCATCTTATTGGAGCTTTTGCTAAATCGGGCACTTCCATTCTTCGTCAGCTGGTTGATGCAGGGTCATTGTCCAATCTTCCTGGAGGCTTTAAGACTCGTGGGTTGCGTGTCAAAGGTGACGATACCCCGATAGCTCCAGGTGAGTTCCGTGACGTAGATGTTCCAAGTGGTGCGATGAAAGACAACATCATGCCATTGCCATACAAAGAGCCAAGCCAGACTTTAATGACGTTGCTCAATCAAATCGTAGAAGAAGGTAGACGTTTTGCTTCTTCTGGCGATTTAAAAGCATCGGACATGAGCAGCCAAGCTCCAGTGGGTACGACTTTAGCAATTTTAGAACGCACACTTAAAGTCATGTCTGCGATTCAAGCTCGTATTCATTACTCCATGAAGCAAGAATTTAAGCTGCTCAAAAAAATTATTGCTGACTACGCCCCAGAAGATTACAGTTACCAGCCTACCAGCGGTAATCGTACAGCCCGTAAATCTGACTACGATATGGTCAATATCATTCCCGTATCAGATCCAAACGCAGCAACCATGAGCCAAAAGGTAGTGCAGTATCAAGCTGCCCTACAGTTATGTCAGACGGCTCCCCAGCTTTATAACCTTCCTTACTTACATCGCCAAATGTTAGAAGTCATCGGCATTAAGAACCTAGAGAAGTTGGTTCCATTGCCAGAAGACATGAAGCCTACAGATCCAGTAACGGAAAACGTCAACGCCTTAAAGAACAAACCACTCAAAGCGTTTATTGGTCAAGACCATCAAGCCCATATCCAGATTCATATGGCTGCTATGAATGATCCAAAGATCAAACAAACCATTGGTCAAAACCCACAAGCTCCAATGATGATTCAAGCGATGCAAGCTCACATTACTGAACACGTTGGTCTTGAATATATGCGACAAATGCAGATGCAAATGGGCATTAACATTCCGTATTCTGATGACGATGATCCAGATGTTCATATGACTCCAGAACAAGAAATGCAAATTGCTCGTCTGGCTGTCCCAGCTGCTCAAAATCTATTGCAACAGAACCAGACTGCGGTGGCTGCACAACAGGCACAGCAAGCTGCTCAAGATCCTATTGTTCAGATGCAGATGAAAGAATTACAGCTTAAAGCACAGGAAATCGACATTAAGCAGAAGAAACTGGCTATGGATGCAGCTGGTAAAGCTGATCAAATTGAAATTGAAAAGATGCGTATTGCAGCGCAAAAAGAAATTGCTGGTATGCAAGTGGGAGCAAAAACTGCTTCTGATAAAGCCAACCTTGCTGCTAAACAAGAGCTAGAAGGCATGAAATTGGGTCATCAAATAGGAAGTAATAAAGCCCAAATGAACCAACAACGCCAGTCAGAGAAGCTCAAAATCTTAGCTGAAATGGCAAAAACCCAAGCTCAAAAAACCAAAAAGGAAATTGAATGAAGGAAAAAATACTAGATCATCTCCTCAAACAGGTAGATGTGAGAGTAAGGGACTTGGAAGAGTCCCTTGGTACTGGTGTAGCCAAAGACTACGCTGACTACCAAAAGACTTGCGGACAGATAACGGGTCTTCTGTCTGTAAGGATGTACATTTCAGACCTTAAAAAGAACTTGGAGAATTTTGATGAGTGAAATACTAATCGGCTCAAACCCCGATGATGTGAGTAACGTAACGACTTTGCCTCAAACAGGTGAAGAAAAAGCAAGACAACTACCCATGCCACAAGGCTATCGTATGCTTGTTGGTATTCCTGATGCTGAAAAAGAACACGCTGGTGGAATCCTCAAAGCGGATGCCACACTGCAAATGGAAGAAGTGCTTTCCACCGTCTTTTTTGTTATCAAAATGGGACCTGATTGCTACAAAGATGAAAAAAAGTTTCCTACTGGTCCTTGGTGCCAAGAAGGTGACTTTATTCTTGCCAGACCAAACACTGGCACACGCCTAAAGATTCATGGTCGTGAGTTCCGATTAATTAATGACGATTCTGTCGAGGCTGTAGTTGAAGATCCTCGTGGAATTACTCGTGTTTAAGGAGAAAAAACATGGCTGAATTTGAAAAACAAGACTTTTCTTTTTTGGAAAGTGATGATGCAACCCCACCAGAGGTTGAATTAGAGATTGTTGACGATACCCCAGAAGAAGATCGTATTAATGCAGCACCGCTTCCTAAAGAAATCGTTGAAGAAATCGACAATGATGACTTAGAAGCCTATTCTAAAGAGGCAAAACAACGCCTTTTGCAGATGAAAAAGCTAATTAACGATGAACGCAGGGCTAAAGAAGCTATCCAGCGTGAAAACGAAGAAGCTGTTCGGGTTGCTAACACCATTTTTGAAGAAAACAAACGGCTTAAAGGTCGACTTTCTGATGGCGAAAAGGTGTATGTATCAACAGCTAAAGAAAAAATTGCCTCTGATCTTGATCAAGCAAGACGTGCATACAAAGAGGCTTATGACTCTGGCGATGCAGAGCGTTTAGTAGAAGCTCAAGAGCGTTTAACTGAAATTAAATTTAAAGCTCGAGAGATGGATCGTTATATTCCACAATATGACGAAAATACTTTACAATCTTCTGAAGTTGATGTACAAATACCTCAACAGCAGCGCCAACCAACACGACTGGACTCAAAAACCCAATCGTGGCTTGACAAAAACAAATGGTACGGCACTGACGATGACATGAGTTTTCTCGCTATGGGAATCCATAAGCGGCTGGAACGTGAGGGAGTCCCGACAGGCTCCGATCATTACTGGAACGCTATAGATACCGAAATGAGAAGACGTTTCCCAGAGAAATTTGGGGAAGAAGCAGGAACCAAATCTCCTGCTACAACTCGTAAAAGCACGGTGGTTGCTCCAGCAACGAGGTCAACGTCTTCAAAAAAGATCACATTAAACACCCGTCAAATGGAACTGGCTAAGAAATTCAAAATTACGCCAGAGCAATATTACAACGAACTAGTTAAAACGGAGTCCCAAAATGGCTAATAACAATCGTACCCCCCGTGAAATTGAAACAAGACAACAAGAGGCTCGCCCTATGGCGTGGAAACCCCCTGAGTTGTTACCTGAACCAGACAAGCAAGCAGGTTATGCTTATCGCTGGGTTAGGGTTTCGATGCTTAACAACGCTGACCCTCGCAACTTATCTTCCAAACTAAGAGAAGGCTGGGAAGCAGTCAGAGCTGAAGAGCAACCGAAATATGGAATGTTGACCGATCCAGATAGTCGATACAAAGACAATATCGAAATCGGTGGTTTACTGTTATGCAAAATTCCTGAGGAATTTGTGAAGGCAAGGATGGATTATGAGGCTAACCAAACCCAAAAAAATGCAGAAGCAGTAGACAATAGTTTTTTACGGCAAAGCGATTCTCGTATGCCTCTGTTCCAAGAACGGAAGTCTACAGTGTCATTTGGTAAAGGTTCTTAACTTATTAGGAGATTTATATGGCTTATCCTACAGTAGCAGCCCCTTACGGGCTAAAGCCAGTTAACCTTATTGGTGGTCGTGTATTTGCGGGTTCTACCCGTATGTTCCCTATCACCAACGGTTACAGTACTAGCTTGTTCAACGGTGACGTTGTAGCAAT